ACCTCATCAGATGGCAAAACATATGTAGAGGTTGTTGATGGTGTTCAATATGAAAAAGGGCTAAAAAATTCTCATTTTATTACTAACAAAGCTAGTAAGACTGCAGAATTAGAAAAGCCACTTGTTTTATTATTAGAATCACCAGTAGATACTATCAGACAGATACAGTCTGTGCTAGAGTATGTAATAAAAAACAATAAACCTTTGCTTATTATAGGCGACTTAGAACAAGGTGTTTTATCAGCTCTAGCTATGAATAAAACAAAGGGTAATATTAAAGTAAATGTGATTGATGCACCTACGTATGGTATAAACAAACAGCAAATGCTACAAGATTTATCTATGCTTACTGGTGCTACCATTATAAATGAAGATCTAGGCGATGATATGAATATGATACAGCCAGATCATTTAGGTACATGCTTGAAAAGTGTAACATCACATGAAGACACAATATTGCAAATAAATGAAAGCACAGAAGAAGTTAATCAAGTTATACAGGATATAAAAGAAAAACTTTTAGAAGAAAAAAATCCTGGTAAACTTGTTAAGCTCGAAAAAAGATTAGCAATGCTATCAGCTAAAATAGCTATTGTAAAAGTAGGTGCTAATTCAGAAATAGAATTAAAAGAAAAGACAGATAGAGTTGAAGATGCTATCTGCGCTACTAAAGCTGCTATTAAAGAAGGGATTGTTCCTGGTGGTGGTATTGCTCTATTAAACGCTGCTACAAATATTAATGCTAAGTCTATTGGTGAAACAGTTTTACTAGAAGCTATTAAAGCACCTTATAAAACAATACTTGAAAATGCAGGTGTTGACAACGTAGAAACACCCGTTAGAAAAGGACAAGGCTACAATGTGGTTACAGGAAAAATGGTAAATATGATCAAGTCAGGTATTATAGATCCACTACTTGTCACCAAGAGCGCTCTTCAAAATGCAGCTTCTGTAGCAACAACAATATTGTCTACTGATTGTGTAATCAATAATTTAAGAATAGATGAAGGCAATAGGTAGAAACTTAATAATAAACAAAATTAAAGAAGGAACCACCAAAACGAAAGGTGGTTTACTTCTTGCAGAAAACCAACGTGAAGATATACGATATGTAAAAGCAGATGTAGTGTCTGTTGGAACAGAAGTAGCTGGTGTCAAAGAAACTGATACTATATACTTTGATCGTCATGCTGGTCATAAAATTGAAGTTGGTGATAATTCATATCACGTAATTAAATCTGCAGACGTTGTCGTTGTAGTATGAGACTAGATGCTAGTGACATTAGAGAACTAAACCTAATGAAGCACTATCGCATCATAAGAAAATGGGCTTGTAAAAACAACAATTTAAATGATGCAGATCTAGAACTTTTAATATATCTTGATTGTATAGATTTTTTTACTAAAAAAGATTTTGAAATGGGTGTATACTCATACAGTTGGGATAACCGCAGATGGAACAGGCTGTTAAAAGAAGGTTGGATAGTTGTATGGAGGCATAGAAACAGGTCCACTCAGAAATACCACATATATAAAGTATCTTTCAAAGGCAAGCAATTAATAAGTAGAATATACAGGATAATGCTAGGCGAAGAAGATATAAATACAGGTAGGCGTAATAAAATAATCAATGGCGATACGTATACTGATAAAGTTATGACAAAAGCCATTTATAACGTAAACAACGATAAAGATAGATAACATGGAAGCACCATTAGAATTTAACGAAGGTCTTAAAAAAGCTTCAGCTGAAGGAAAACTAGATAATAATCCTAAGTTTAAAGCAGCTGTAGATTCAGCTCCAATTAAAATGATTAGTACAGCTATGCCGGGCGTAGATCCAATGACAGGTATGGTTCAACAAAATCAATTTGCACCATCACCAATTAATCCAACAGCATTAGGTGGTTTACAAAACCAAATACCAAATATAGCAGGTGCAGCAGTTCCTGGTATGTATGATAGAGTATTACCTACACCTTTAAGTAAAAAAGCTTGTAAATATAAAAAATAATAATTATGAATCACGATATTGAAAAAATACGTAAAAATCCTAAATTATCAGGACAAATAGGTGAAAATGCTATATGGGACGGACCGTTAGATAAAACTGGTTTTCCAATGGGTGTTGGAAACAGTAATGGTATTACAGGTATGCAAGTATCTAAATATCCTTGCAAATACGAAGCTGGACCAATAACTCAAAAAGCTAAAGTTTACAAGTAATGTATACTCAGTTTAAAAGTCCATTTTCAAAAACAGGCAAAGGTTGTGCTGAATCTGAAGGTGGATCAGGTTGTATTAAAAGAAGAGGTAATGAATATATTATCTTAAACAATAAAAAAGGTGGCGTGTGGAGAAGTGGTTTTGCATCTGAAGCAGAAGCAAAAAAAGCACTATCTGCATATCACGCAAATAAATAACACTATGGGTAAATTTTCTAGTTCATTTATGTATAAATCACCTTTAAATGGAGCTTATACTTCAGCTGCAGGTCAAGGATCAACTTATATGTCTAACAGAGAAGCTTTTCAGCAATTACAAAGTGATATTGTAGCAGGTGCTAAAGAAGGTGATAGAATTGAAGGAATTAATAAAGCAAAAAATGAATTTAAAAAATGGTATGCGAATAATCCTAATGCTACTAAAGAAGAAATAGAAGCAAAAAAAATAGCTTTAAATTTATTAACTCCTAAAGATACAAAAAATACAGAAGACACTCCTGTTGTTATGCTAGGTAAATGTCCTAAGGGTAAAGTGCGTAGTAAAATAAATAATAAATGTGTATCTAAAAAAGGTGCAGGAAAAGAATACGATAAATAATATATAAAATGAAACTACATAAAGGACATTACGGAAAATATAGTGGAAACGCTAAATGGTCAATGGATCACGCTCATACTAAAGTTACTAAAGAAAATTATAAATCTACAGAGCGAGACGACGCTGCTCATATTAGCTATTTAAAACAAGATATTGACTATGATGCAAAACATGGTCATAGCGACGAAAAAATGACTGCTGATGAAAAACATATTTCTAAATTAGCAGGCGATATGAAATACGATAAAAAACATCACAGTTAAACTTAAAAACTAACATTATGCCTTACGGAAAAAAATCACCTGCAAAAATGGGACACAAAGACTCAGCTATGAAAATGGAGTCTGCAAAACAAGAAAAATACAATTTAATGCACGATGATCCTATAGCTAAACACGGTAGCTGGATGTCAAAGCATTCAAAATCTGCTTTTCAAATGGGTCATGAATCTCCTGCTAAAATGCACGGCGGAGATCATGTTGACCATACTGCAAAAGTAAAAGAACATGATAGAAAACAAGGTCTTTTAGATCCAAAAACAGGTGAAAGAAAAAAGAAACATACTTTTGACTATAATTACATTAAAGATGAAAAAACTGGTGCAATAACAAGTAAAAAAACCGGTGAAAAATCTTTTGTAACAGCTAGCGGAAAAAAACTTCCTCTTGGTCCTGGTTCACCAGCAGGAAAGCACTGCATGTAAAATAAACAGATTAGGACTGTATAAACCTAGCCAAACATTAACATTAACATTAACATCAACATTAACATTATGGCAAAATTTATTAAAATTAAAAGCGCTAATTTAAATGTTACTAACGTAACTGAACTTTTGTTTTCAGCTGATTCCATATCATATGTTCAGCAAGGTAATACTGCTGGTGCAGGTAGCCCAAACACTTCAACAGTGTTTTTTACAACAGGAAAACAAGTAACACTAACAGCTACTGGACAAGGAGCTACTATAACTGAAGCTATAAACAACGCACTTACTGCTAACCCAGGAGGTGTTTTAGCTTTTGTATCTTTACCAAGTACAGTAGTAATAACAGCAATAGCTGTAGTTTAATTAAGTATTAACATTTAAAATATTAAAAAAATGGCAAAGTTCATAAAAATAAAAAAAGGAAATGTAACAAAATCTAACATTGGAGAATTAGTATTTGGTGCTGACCAAATTTCTTTTGTTAAGCAAGGACCAGCTACTGGTGCTGCGGATGCTGACAATGTAACTCTTTTTCTAAATGACGGTTCAATTGTTACACTAGAAGACGCTGGTAATGCTGCTGCAGGACCTGCTTTAACATCTGGAATTAATAATGCTTTAACAGCAAATCCAGGTGGAGTTTTAGCTTTCGTAGATTTACCTTCTACAGTTTTAATCGACACAATAGCTGTAACACCAGCATAATTATGAAGTCTACAGGTTTAGGAGACGATATCGCAAAGTTCACTAAAGCTACAGGCATTAAGAAAATGGTTGACACAATGAGCAAGGGACTAAACATCCCTTGCGGTTGTGAAGCCAGACAAGGAGCATTAAATAAAATGTTTCCTTACAAAAAATAATATATGGCTTTTAAATTAAACGCACCGTTTCCAATAAATAATACTCCGATATATCATGTTGATATGGAAGAAGGCGTAATGGGTAAAGCCAATAACAATGGCACAATTATTATAAATAAAGACTTAGATCCTAAAATGCTTGATAAAGTTGTTAAGCACGAAATGGTTCATATAGATCAAATGAAACGTGGTGATTTAGATTACGACGATAAAAACGTTTACTGGAAAGGTAAAGTTTATCCTAGAGACAAAATGAACGAAGGAGCAAAAAATCTGCCTTGGGAAGACGAGGCCTATAAAAATGCCTAAAAAAAAATTTAAAGATACTAAAGTCGGTCAGTTTTTAAGCAAAGCCGCACCAGGTATATTAGGAACTGTTGGTGATGTATTACCAGATCAAGGTTTATTAGGTGTAGTAAAAAACCTAATACAAAAAGAAGATCCGGTAGTATTGCCACCAGAAGATAAAGAAAAAGCTCTAAAATTATTAGAGCAAGATATGGTAGAAATGCAAGAAATATCAAAGCGTTGGGATAGTGATATGAAGTCTGATTCATGGCTTTCAAAAAACACAAGACCAATGACGTTGATATTTTTAACTGTTTCTATGGTATTTTTAATACTATTAGATAGTTTTGAAATAGATTTTAGCGTAGACTCAGGTTGGGTTGATCTTTTAAAATCACTATTAATTACCGTGTATGTAGCATATTTTGGCTCACGCGGTGCAGAAAAATTTAAATCAATAAGTAATAAATAAAAATAATGGCAAATAATCAACCAAATAGTTCACTGTTTGTAGTTCCAAGTAACACAATAAACATACCACAACCTGGTATTTTAACAACTGGTACTAATTCAAGTGGAGGATCAAACAACTTGACAGATGCTGGTCAAAACTTTACACCTTCAGTAACTAACGCTAACGGTTATAATGTAACAGGTGGTATTGTTTATCAAAGTTATACAGGTGCTTTTCCAGCTGCAGTAAACACTGTATTAGGTGTAAATTCAGCAACTATTTTACAGATGGCAAATTCTACTGCTGCAGGTGCTTACAATATATATTCTCCAAATCAAGACGGTAAAACTTCTTTTACTTTATTTGTAGGAACTGGAGGAGCAGGATCTACATTAAGAGTTTTAACAGCTGCAGGAGACGATGTTACATTAACTAATCTACCTGATTCATCATTTGTTCCTTTACAAGTAGTAAGAATTTTTGCAACTGGAACAACGTGTAGCGAAATTTTAGCACTATACTAGTATGCCAGGTGGACCAAGTATGTTAGCTAATGCTAACGCGATATTAGCAGTCCCATTAACTATACAAGGTGGTGGAGGTCCTAGTCCTATTACATTTTTCATATTAGCGGAAAATGGTAGTATATGTGAAACAGAAACTGGTGGTAACCTAATGGTACAAGAAATAGCACCTTAAATAAATAAAAATATAAAATGGCAAATATAAAATTTTCAGCTTTTGCTACAGAAACAAATTCTGCTAATGTAGATTTTCTTGTAGGTTATCAAGGCACAACAATGAAAAAAATAGCACCTGGTAATTTAGGTGGATATCCTTTCTTAATTGATGGTTCAGGATCATTATATTCTGGTTTTGTACCTTCAGGATTATCAGGTAGTCCTTCTAAAAACACAACATTAGGTATAAATGCAGGAGCAAGTTTAACTACAGGATTTGAAAATGTTTACATTGGTTACAATGCTGGTAAAATAGGAACTACCGCAAACAGAAGAATAGCTATAGGTACAGAAGCTTATGCTAATGTTTCTACTGGTGGCCAATATGGAATAAGTATTGGTTGGTATGCTGGTAGAAGTTCTACTTCAAATGAAGCCATTAATATAGGAAGAGGCGCAGGTGAACTATGTTCTGGTGCTGAAGCTATTAATATAGGTAGAGATGCCGGTAGAGTTGTTATCTCTGGACCTGGAGCTGCAACAAACGTAGGATATAAATCTGGTTTCTCTCAAACTTCTGGGCAAAAAAATACTAATATAGGTTATGAAGCTGGGTATAGTAATACAACTAATACGTTTAGAACTTGTGTAGGTTATCAAGCTGGAAAATTAAATACTGGAACTGGTTGTACTTTTATTGGTCATTTTGCTGGTGGAGATAGAGCTAATGTTGAAGGAAGTAGTACAGCAGTAGGAAATGAAGCTGGAAGATATTGGGAAAGTGGCTCAAATACTGCACTTGGCGAAAATGCTGGTGCTTATGCTAATGGAACAAGTCGATATAATGTAATGGTAGGAAGAGATGCTATAGGTGGTGCTTTTGGTTCTAAATCAAACAATGTAGGAGTAGGATATAGAGCTGGATATAGTTTAACTTCTGGCGATAGTAATACTTTAATAGGAACTAATGCTGGAGATTCAATGACTACTGGAACAAATAGTACAGCAGTAGGAATGGGTGCTTTATCTTCTTTATCAACTGGAGGTAATAATGTTGCAATAGGTAAAAATGCTTATTCGTCTGGTACTGCCTCAAATAACGTTTACATAGGTAATGACGCTGGTACTTCTGCAAACACTGGTATATATCAAATAGGTGTAGGTGTTTCAGCTGGAAACAGTAATTCAGGTTCAAACAGTATTGCGATTGGTTGGTTTGCTAACAGAAATAACACAGCTAGTGGAACAATCGCAATAGGTCATCAAGCTGGTTATTCTCAAACTTCAGGAACAAATAATACAAGTATTGGTTATCATGCTGGATATTCTAATACAACTGGTGGTTCTCAAGTTTGTATTGGTTACGAAGCAGGTAAAAATATAACTGGTGGAGTTAATACATTCATAGGTTCTGGTTCAGCTTCTGGTGGTACTGGCGCTGGTTTTAATAACGTTGCAATTGGTCAAGGTTCTTTATATGCATTAACTGGGGGTGCTGAAAATACTGCTATTGGTAGAATTGTTGCAAATAATCTTACAACAGGAAGTAGAAATGTTTGCGTTGGTTATCATGCCGGAGGTTCTATTACAACAAGTCCAGATAATGTTTTTATTGGCCACCAAGCTGGTCGAAATTTTAATAATACAGGTAGTGATGGTAGAAATGTTGCTGTTGGTAACGCTGCTGGAAACGATTTAACTACAGGTTATAATAATACATTTTTAGGATATCAAGCTGGAGATTCAATAACAACGGGTGATAATAACATTGTAATAGGTTATCAAGCTGATGCTTCTGCAGTAGGTGTTAATAATGAAATAACTTTAGGTGATGCAAATATAACTTCGCTTAGAATACCAGGTTTACAATCAAGCGCTTCTAATGGTGATGTTTTAACTTATAATTCTTCTACTGGTAATATTACACTTCAAGCCGGTGGTGGTGGTGGTGCATCAAGTTTAAATGGTCTTTCAGATTGTTTAGTTGATACTGATTCTTTATATGTAGGTGAATCTCCAAGTAGTTTAAGTGGAAATCCACAAGGTAATACTTCACTTGGTATAGATTCTGGAGTAGCTTTAACAAGCGGTACTAATAATACTTTTATAGGTAATGATGCTGGGTTTGCTGCTACTACTACTACTAATAATGTTCTTATAGGTTTTCAAGCTGGTAAAGGAGTTACAACTACTTCAAAGCAAAACAATGTAGCTATAGGTAGTGGAACTTTTGATATAGCTGCTGGTCAAAATTCTGTTGTAATAGGTTATCAAGCTGGTAGAGTTAGTAGCGTTACAAGTGGTGTTTATATCGGCTATCAAGCTGGTTGGGCAAATGCTGGTGCTAGTAATGTTGGTATAGGATACTTAGCTTTAAACGGAGGTGGTGGTGTTCATACTGTTGGTATTGGATATCAAGTTGCAAAAAGCAATACAGCTGCTGGTCATACTTCAATAGGTTACCAAGCTGGTTTTTCTCAAACTTCTGGAGCTAAAAATACTAACATTGGTTACCAAGCTGGTTATTCTCAAACTACTGGTTTTAACAATACTACATTAGGTTATGAAGCTGGGAAATCTTTATCAACTGGAGATAGAAATGTATTAATTGGATCTGATGCTGGAATAAATATAACTGATGGTCAAAGAAATATAGTTATAGGTGATGATGCTGGAGATGCAATAACAAGTGGTCAAAGAAACATTTTACTAGGTTCACCAGCTGGTGGTGCTTTAACAGATGGTCAACAAAATATAGTACTTGGTACTTTTGCTTTAAATTCAGCAACAAGAGACACTGGAACTATAGGTATAGGTCATGGATGTTTACAAAATCAAAATGCTGGTTTTGTTTCTGGTTTTAACACTGTTGTTGGTCATTTTGCTGGTGGAAGTATAACAACTGGTCAAAATAATACTATAATTGGAAATGGTGCAGATTCATCGTCTGCGACTGTATCAAATGAAATTACTTTAGGTAATTCGTCTATATCAACTTTAAGATGTCAAGTAACAAGTATTACTGCTTTATCAGATAAAAGAGATAAAACTAATATAGAAGATTCTAATTACGGCTTAGAACTTGTTGAAAAATTAAAACCAGTAACATTTGATTGGAACACAAGAGACGGTGCTAAAGTTGGTGTTAAAGATTTAGGTTTTATAGCTCAAGATCTTCAAGAAGTAGATAATGATTACTTAAAATTAGTATACGAAAATAATCCTGAAAAACTTGAAGCTACATATGGTAGATTAATACCTGTTTTAGTAAAAGCAATCCAAGACTTATCAGCAAAAGTAACAGCGTTAGAAAATGCTTAATAATAAAAATAAATAAAAATAAATAAAAATAATTAAAATGTATAAAAACGTAATTACATCAGAAAACACACCAGACAGTCACAAAGCGGTTATTGTAGGTCAAGTAGATGGACAATTAGCACAAGCTGCAGATTCAGACACTTCAGCAGAGCAATTGCAAGCTATTAAAGATCACTTTAAATGGTTATTATCAAATGACTTTTATAAAAATGAATGTAGCACTCAGCAGATTTCTGGTATGGAGTCATATTTACCAGCTGATTACAAAGATGACTACGAAGAAATACCTGAATAGTAGATTTACTAAAACAGGTGTAACTATATAAATATAAAACAATTAAATTAAATCAAATGGCAAAAATTACAGAAGAAGAGTTAGAATTAATTAAAACTCAACAAGAAAAATTAAAAGTCGTATTAAACGATATTGGTATACTTGAAGCTCAAAAACACGGATTATTACACGAGATAGGTAATATTAATTCTGCAATTGAAGAACACAAGGTAGAATTAGAAAAGAAATACGGAGCTATTCAAGTTGACATAGAAACTGGTGAGTATACTGAAATAGAAAAACCAGAAGAAGCTGAAACTGAAACAGAAGAGTAATGGACTCTGTTATAAGAAAAATCAGTATTGGATCTGATTATAAAAACGATGCTATGCATTATTCTGTAGGACAACAAGTCTATGGAGGTCATGAAATAGCATATATTTTATTTGATGAATCTGATAGTTCTTATAATATACATATAAAGAAAAACAACGAGGTATTGCCATGGAAGAAGTTTAACTCTAACATGGCTGTATCTGTTGAGTATGATTTAGAGTATTAATGAAGAGTCTATATGATTTTATCGTTGAACCAGTTGGCGATAAATACAGCAATACTGTTAATATAGGTGATAAAAAATTAGTTGTAAATACTAAAATAGAAAACTGGAAATTTGTTAATAGAGTTGCTAAGGTTATTGAAACACCAGCAGCTTTTTCTACGCCTATTAAGAAAGGTGCTTTAATAATCATACATCAAAATGTATTTAGAACATTTTATGATATGAGAGGTGAAAAGAAAAAAAGCAGATCTTATTTTAAAGATGATTATTATTTCTGCGCAGTTGACCAAATTTATTTATATAAAAATAAAAACAATTGGAAGACTATAAACAATAGATGCTTTATAACACCTATCAAAAGCAAACAAGATCTAACGCTTGATAAAGAAGCAAACCTTATTGGTATATTAAAATATGGTAATAAGTCCTTAGAAGAGCTTAATATCAACCCAGGTGATCTTGTAGGATTTACTCCTAACAGTGAGTGGGAGTTTTTAGTCGATGATAAACGACTTTATTGTATGAAATCAAATGATATTGTAATTAAGTATGAATACCAAGGAGACGAAGAAGAATATAATCCAAGCTGGGCAGAGAGCAGTAGAGGAGTTGATCAAGGTAGCTAAAGAAGCTATTGTTGATTCAGATGATGATATATCAGCTGATAGACTTAAAAATGCTGCAGCTACAAAAAAGCTTGCTATATTCGATGCGTTTGAAATACTTAGTCGTATCGAAGAAGAAGAAAACTTATTAAACGAAAAACCAAAAGAAGTTAAAGAAGAAAGAACTTTTAAAGGTTTTGCAGAAGGTAGATCTAAGTAATGTACGAACAAAGTTTATATAAAGTTTTAAAAGACCATATTAAACCTAAAGTTCTTAAACGAATGAACAGGTATAATAAATGGGAATATGGATACAATAAAGAACACGATATTGTTGTAATAAGTAAAACAGGTAAAATAGGTGAAGTATATGAAATACAAAACCTAAAAATAGCTTTACCTCTAGAAAATAAAACATATAAGTTTGAAACAGATAAATGGGAATACACACCGTATCCTAAAGTTTTAAAAAAAATTAAATCTGTTTTTGACTGGGAACAATATCCACTAGATTTTAAAGAAAAATGGTATGATTACATCGATGAGGAATTTAATAGAAGAGAGCAAGGTTTTTGGTTTTATAACAAAGGCAATGCTACTTATATTACTGGTACTCATTACATGTACTTGCAGTGGAGTAAAATTGATGTCGGTCAACCAGACTTCCGTGAATCGAACAGATTATTTTACATATTCTGGGAAGCTTGTAAGGCCGATCCTAGATCCTATGGAATGTGTTACCTTAAGAACAGACGTTCTGGGTTTTCCTTTATGGCGTCCGGGGAGTGCGTTAATATGGCAACAATATCAAGCGACTCTAGGTTTGGGATATTATCAAAGTCTGGTCCTGATGCCAAGAAGATGTTTACCGACAAGGTGGTACCGATATCGGTTAATTACCCTTTCTTTTTCAAACCAATTCAGGACGGAATGGACCGTCCAAAGACAGAACTTGCGTACAGAGTACCCGCAACGAAGTACACGCGTAAGAAACTCGAGACGAACCAGCAGTTACAAGAGATCGACGGTCTCGACACCACGATCGATTGGAAAAACACGGGCGACAACTCGTACGACGGTGAGAAGCTCAAGCTCCTCGTCCACGATGAGAGCGGCAAGTGGGAGCGTCCGACGAACATCCTCAACAACTGGAGGGTCACGAAAACCTGCTTACGATTAGGTAGTAGAATTATAGGTAAATGTATGATGGGTTCAACTAGCAACTCATTAGACAAAGGTGGTGATAACTTTAAAAAACTATATAATGACTCAGATGTTACACAACGAAACGCGAATGGACAAACTCGCTCTGGATTATATAGCTTGTTCATACCTATGGAATGGAATTACGAAGGATACATTGATTCTTATGGCATACCTGTCTTCCAAACACCAAACAAACCTATTGAAGGACCACAAGGTGAAATTATAGATTTAGGTGTAATAGAATATTGGGATAACGAAGTAGAAGGATTAAAGCAAGATCAAGATGCTTTAAATGAATTTTACAGACAGTTTCCACGCACTGAAAAGCATGCGTTTAGAGATGAATCAAAAGAGTCTTTATTTAATTTAACTAAAATTTATGAACAAATAGATTTTAATGAAGATTTAAGAAATTCTTTAAATTTAACACAAGGTAGTTTTCAGTGGGAAAACGCAAAACAAGATACAAAGGTTATATTTGTTCCTAATAAAAATGGTAGATTTACTGTTAGTTGGGTTCCTCCTGTTCATTTGCAAAACAAAAGATATAGAAAAAATAATACAAATTATCCTGGTAATGAGCATATAGGCGCTTTTGGATGTGACCCTTATGATATATCAGGAACTGTTGATAAAAGAGGTTCAAAAGGATCTTTACATGGTTTAACAAAGTTTTCTATGGAAGACGCACCGTCTAATCATTTCTTTTTAGAATATATAGCTAGACCTCAAACAGCAGAGATATTTTTTGAAGATGTACTTATGGCCTGCGTATTTTATGGTATGCCTATATTAATTGAAAATAATAAACCAAGACTTTTATATTATTTAAAAAAACGTGGTTACAGAGGATTTTCAATGAACAGACCTGATAGAAAATATAATAAACTATCAATAACAGAAAGAGAGTTAGGTGGTATACCAAACTCAAGTGAAGATATAAAGCAAGCTCACGCTTCAGCAATAGAAACATATATAGAAACATTTGTAGGTTTAAAAGAATCTGGATATGGTGATATGTATTTTCAAAAAACGTTAGAAGACTGGGCTAAATTTAATATTAATAATAGAACACGACACGATGCTTCTATTAGTTCTGGTTTAGCTTTAATGGCTTGTAATAAGCATAGGTATTCACCAGTAAATAAAACAAAATTACAACCTGTTGATTTAGGAATTAAAAGATATGACAATAGGGGAACTTCATCAAAAATTATAAGTTAAATGAATATATATACTAACTCAAATAGCGCTTTTCCTAGTCAAGTAGTAAGTGATGCTGAAAAAGCAAGTTGGGAATATGGCAGTCAAGTTGCTATGGCTATTGAATACGAGTGGTTTAGATCTGGAAGAGTTAACGGTAACAGATATTTAACAAACTGGAACAATTTTAACACTTTAAGACTTTACGCTAGAGGTGAACAACCCATACAAAAATATAAAGATGAATTATCAATTAATGGTGATTTATCTTATTTAAATTTAGACTGGAAACCAGTACCTATTTTATCAAAGTTTGTAGATATTGTAGTTAATGGTATATCGCAAAAAGCTTATGAAATAAAAGCTTATGCTCAAGATCCTAGTTCTGTTAAGAAAAGAACTTCATATGCCTCTAAGATGTATGAAGATATGTTAGCAAAAGAATATATTGAAAACATAAAAAATACATTAGGTATTGATTTATATCAAACACCAAATCCTGATGTAATACCTGAAACAGAAGAAGAGTTAGAGCTTCATATGCAATTAGGTTATAAACAAGCTATTGAAATAGCAGAAGAAGAAGCAATATCTTCTGTTATGGCTCAAAATAAATATAACTTAGTTAGAAGAAGATTAAATATGGATTTAGCAGTATGTGGTATTGCTGCTTGTAAAACTAATTTTAATACATCAAACGGTATAACGGTTGATTATGTAGATCCTGCATATATGGTTTATTCATATACTGAAGATCCTAATTTTGAAGATATATATTATGTTGGTGAAATAAAATCAATAACAATACCAGAACTTAAAAAAGAGTTTCCAGATATATCTGAAGAAGAATTAAAAAGAATACAAGCTATGCCAGGTAACAGACAGTATGTTACAGGCTGGGGTGGTTATGATGAAAATACTGTACAAGTTTTATATTTTGATTATAAAACATACCATAATCAAGTATTTAAAATAAAACAAACAGATCAAGGATTAATGAAAGCTATTGAAAAGCCTGATACATTTAATCCACCAGAAAGTGATATGTTTGAAAGAGTATCTAGATCTATTGAAGTATTATATAGCGGTGCTAAAGTATTAGGAACTGATACATTGTTAAAATGGGAGCTTGCTGAAAATATGTCAAGACCATATGCTGATACAACAAAAGTTGAAATGAATTACTCTATATGTGCACCACGTATGTATAAAGGTAGAATTGATTCACTAGTTAGTAAATGTATTGGCTTTGCTGATATGATTCAAATAACACATTTAAAACTGCAGCAAGTTTTATCTCGTATGGTACCAGATGGTGTATATTTAGATATGGACGGTTTAGCTGAAGTTGATCTTGGTAATGGTACTAATTATAATCCTGCTGAAGCATTAAACATGTATTTCCAAACAGGTTCTATTGTTGGTAGATCACTTACGCAAGATGGTGAAATGAATAGAGGTAAAGTACCTATTCAAGAATTACAAAGCAGTAGTGGTGGTGCTAAAATACAAAGTTTAATTACTACGTATCAATATTATTTACAAATGATACGTGATGTAACCGGACTTAATGAAGCAAGAGATGGTAGTTTGCCTGATCGTAATACATTAGTTGGATTACAAAAGTTAGCAGCTAATGCTTCGAACACAGCTACTAGACATATAAATCAATCAAGTTTATATATAACTCTTAGAATAGCTGAAAACATTGCTTTAAAAATAGCAGACGCTTTAGAGTTTCCATTAACTGCAGAGTCATTAAAAAATTCAATATCTGCTTTTAATGTTGAAACATTAAGACAAATAGAAGATTTAAACTTACACGATTTTGGTATATTCTTAGAATTAGAACCAGACGAAGAAGAGCAAGCTAAATTAGAAGCTAATATTCAAGTTGCTTTACAAGCAGGTAATATTGATTTAGATGACGCTATAGATTTACGTCAAATAAAAAATATTAAACTTGCTAATCAAATGCTTAAAATTAAGCGTAAGAAAAAGCAAAAAGAAGACATGCTTACTCAGCAGTCTAATATTCAAGCTCAAGCAGCTGCTCAAGCTGAAACAGCTGAAAAAACAGCTATGGCTGAAGTACAAAAACAAGAGGCAATATCTGGATCTAAAGTACAATACGAGCAAGCTAGAACTGAAATGGAAATTAAGAAAATGGAAGTTCAAGCACAACTTGATCAACAAAAAATGCAAATGCAACATCAGTTTGATATGCAATTAAAGCAAATGGAAACTCAAGTGCAAATGCAAAAAGAAAATCAAAAAGAAGATAGAAAAGACAAGCGTATAAAAATGGAAGGTACGCAACAAAGTGAAATGATAAGTCAAAGAAAAAACGATGGCTTACCAATAGATTTTGAAAACCAACCTGATCAAGGTATGGGAGCGTTTATGTAAACGTTTATTTAATTATTTAATTATATTATATTATGTCAGAAGTAAAAACAAATGAACCTGTTAAACAGGAGGGTGACTTTAAATTAAAAACTAAAAAGAAAACACCTAAAAATTTAAACGAAACTAAAGATAATATTACTAAAGTTAATATTAATCCAAAAGAACCTTTGATTGAATTAGAACCAGAGGTTAAAAAAGTAATAATTCCAAAACAAGAAGAAAAAGAAGATGCCATTCAAATCGGAGAAACAAAGGAGGTATCTGTGGAAGAACCATCCGGAGATAGCACAAAGGTGGGAGAACCTGTACAAGAGTCCAACGAGACTACTGAAGGGTTTTCTCCGATCCAAGAAGTAACTGAAGCTGAAGTTAAAGAAGTTGAAGCTGAAGTTAAAGAAGCTATAAGAGATGAAAAAGTATTAGGTAAACCATTACCTGAAAATATTGAAAAACTAGTTGCTTTTATGGAAGAAACTGGTGGGACAATAGAAGATTATACTCGTTTAAATGCTGATTATAGCAATGTAGACGATAAAACTCTTATAAAAGAGTATTACAAAAAAAATAAACCTTATTTAGATAATTCAGATTTAGATCTTTTATTAGAAGATTTTGATTATGATGAAGATGTAGATGAGGAAAAAGATATACGCAAGAAAAAGCTTGCGTTTAAAGAAGAAGTTGCAAAAGCCAAAAACTTTTTAGAGGAAACAAAGAGTAAATATTACGACGAAATCAAGTTGAGACCCGGAGTAACTCAGGAACAGAAAAAAGCTATGGATTTTTTCAATAGATACAACAAGCAGCAAGAACAAGCTGAGCAACAACATCAATTGTTTAAAGATAATACTAAAAAACTTTTTAGTGATGATTTCAAAGGTTTTGATATCAAAGTAGGTGAAAAGTTATATAAGTATAACATTCAAAACAAAGATAAAGTTGCAGAAAACCAATCAAACATTAACAACCTAATCGGGAAGTTCCTTGATGAAAAAGGTAATGTTAGTGATACAAGTGGTTATCACAAAGCTATGTATGCCGCTGAAAATGTAGATAAAATCGCAGCTCATTTTTATGAGCAAGGAAAAGCAGATGCAGTTAAAGAAGTTGTAAACAAATCAAAAAACTTAAGTGATACTAAAGCTAGATCTACTCAAGGTGATGTGTTTGTCGGTGGATTTAAAGTTAAAGCTATTTCTGGTGCTGATTCTACAAAACTAAAAATTAAAACAAAAAAATTTAACTAATTAAAAATTATTAATCATGAGTTTAACTCCTCAATTTGGAACAATTGTCCCATCTCAAACACAAGAGTTATTAAACAGTAACTTTATTAAGTTTAATGACGGTGGTGCTGGAAACACGGACACTTTTATCCAACAATACTTACCAGAAATCTACGAACAAGAAGTAGAGCGTTATGGAAACAGAACGTTATCTGGATTTTTACGAATGGTAGGCGCTGAAATGCCTATGACATCTGATCAAGTAATTTGGTCTGAACAAAATAGATTACATATTGCGTATGATGGTGTTTCTGCTAATGGTGCTGGAACAGTTCTTACTGTTGCGCCTGGTGCTACACAAGCTACTATCACTAACGTTATTTCTGTAAATGACACAGTTGTAGTTTTAGACCCTGCTACAGGATCTGAAGGAAAAGCAATTGTTTCTGCCTCTGTGCCTGGTTCTACTACTGGACCTGTAGATGGTACTATAACAGTAGTTCCTTTCGATGGTAATGCTTTTACAGTTGCTAATGGATTTACTGCTACAGGATTAAAAGTATTTGTTTATGGTTCTGCTTACGCAAAAGGAACTAATACTGCAGGTACTGGTTTAAATGCTGTAAGACAAAGCGTAGAGCCAAAACTTACTCAATATTCAAACACTCCAATTATTATTAGAAACCAATACGTAGTTAATGGTTCTGATATGGCACAAATTGGATGGGTAGAAGTTGCAACTGAAGATGGTGCTTCTGGATATTTATGGTATTTAAAAGCTGAGTCTGAAACAAGACTACGTTTTGAAGATTACCTAGAAATGTCTATGGTAGAAGGTGAAAGATTAGCTGCTGCTAGTGGTATTTATACTCCTGCTTTAATTCCTGGTACTCAAGGTTTATTTGCTGCTATCGAAGAAAGAGGTAATGTAAACGTTGGGTTTACTGCTGCTGCTGGAATCGATGCTTTTGATGATATCTTGAAAAACTTAGATACTCAAGGAGCTATTGAAGAAAACATGTTATTTTTACAAAGACAAACTGCTCTTGATTTTGATGACATGCTAGCTTCAATTTCTGGTGGTGCTGCTGGAGGTACTGCATTTGGATTATTTGAAAACTCAGAAGAAATGGCTTTAAACTTAGGTTTTAGCGGTTTCAGAAGAGGTTCTTATGATTTCTACAAAACTGATTGGAAATACTTAAATGATGCTTCAACTCGTGGCGCTATCACTGGAATTAATTCTATTGAAGGTGTATTAGTACCTGCTGGAACATCAACTGTATACGATCAAGTATTAGGAACTAACATCCGTAGACCTTTCTTACATGTACGTTATAGAGCTTCTCAAGCTGACGACAGAAGAATGAAGTCTTGGTTAACTGGTTCTGCTGGTGGTGCATTTACATCTACTTTAGACGCTATGGAAGTAAACTTCCTATCTGAAAGATGTTTAGTAACACAAGCTGCTAATAACTTTGTATTATTCAAAGGAATCTAATAATGATTCAACATTAATAATATCCCCGTCTTCGGGCGGGGTATTATTTTATTAACTATTTAATTTTATTATATCATGGCTAAAAAAGCTAAAGCAGAAAATATTGAGGTTGCACCTCAAGAGATAGCAGTAAAAACTGCACCAAAACAAGAAGTAAAACCAACTAAACCTAGTTGGGAAATTAAAGATAGAGTTTATTATTTAAAAAACAATAAATCTCCATTAACATTAACAATACCAAGTAGACACACTAAAAAACACTCTTTATTATATTTTGATAAACAAACAGGTAAGCAAAGAGAAATTAGATATGCTACTAATCAAGATTCACCTTTAGTAGACGAACAAAAAGGTGAAGCAACTTTAGGTCACATTATTTTTAGAGATGGTGATTTAAAAGTTCCAAAAGAAAAACAAAATCTACAAAAACTACTTTCTTTATATCACCCTTTAAAAGGTAAAATGTATGAAGAATTTAGCGCTGTTGAAGAAGCTGAAGATCAATTAGATATTTTAGATCTTCAAATTGATGCTTTAAATGCAGCTAGAAATATGGATATAGATCAAGCTGAAGCTATTTTAAGAGTAGAACTTGGTTCAAAAGTAAACAAAATGAGTTCTAAAGAATTAAAAAGAGATATTCTTTTGTTTGCTAGAAACAATCCACAGTTATTTATTAGTTTAGCAAATGACGAAAATGTTCAATTAAGAAACGTAGCTATTAGAGCTGCTGAAGCTGGTATAATTAATTTATCGCCAGATCAAAGAACATTTACATGGGGAACAAACGGTAGAAAACTAATGAATGTACCTTTTGATGAAAATCCATACTCAGCATTCGCTGCTTTCTTAAAAACAGATGAAGGTGTTGAGATCTATAAATCTATAGATAAAAAACTATAAAAACAAGTGATACTATTATAAGGCGGTTTCGGCCGCCTTCTTAGTATTTATATAAAAATATAAAATGGCAGTAAACGTAAACACAGTATATAGAACCGTCTTGTTAATATTAAACAAAGAGCAACGTGGTTATTTAACACCTGATGAGTTCAATAAAACTGCTACTCAAGTACAGTTAGATATATTTAATTCTTATTTTGAAACAGAAAATCAACAATTAAGAATACCAGACAATGACTCTGAATATTCTGATAGAATTAAAAATGTACAAGAAAAAATAGCAATATTTCAAACATCAGGCACCTGCAGTTATGTAGGGCCTTATTTTACTTTACCTGCATCAACTACACTTTTAAGTGATTCTTTCTCAACTGTTGCAAGTCAACAAACATATATTCTTCCTACAATAACATCATCTGATATAGATCAAAATTTAGTCACTGTTACTTTTGGTGGTGTTGTACAACCTAATACAGAGTGGTCTATATCTAGTAACGTTATAACACTAACAACTATACCGTCTGGAGTTTTTACAGTTGTTGTAAGTGTTAGTTTATCTGATTTTTATAAATTAGGAACAGTAATTTATAAAGATGAAAAAGAAGTTGAATACGTACAGCCTAATGAATTATTACAACTTAATTTATCACCATTAACAAAACCTACAGAATATTTTCCTGTATATAAATACAAAGATTTAAAAATACATGTATTTCCTACATCTATAACTTCAAATATATCTTGTACTTATCTTAAAAAACCTCAAAATCCTGTATGGAATTTTGAAACACCATCTGCTAGTAATAATTATCAATATATTTATAACTCTGCTACATCAGTAAACTTTGATTTACATCCGTCTGAACAAGCAACTATTATAGAAAAAATATTACTATATTCTGGAGTTATTGTTAATGATCCTACTATTATTCAAGTAGCTGCTCAACAAATACAACAAGAAGAAGTCAACGAAAAATCTTAATAAATGAGCTTAATAACAGAAACAAATCAACAATATTATCAAGGTGCACAAATTTTTGTTGTACCTGCTACTGCTACTGGGCAAGAATTTACTACTACATTTAATACAGATTTAGTTTTTGGTTCTTTTGATCCTGCTATAACTAATTATGCTTTAAATAACTTTAAATTATATACTAGCGCTACAGGTTTACCAGGTAGTTTTACAGAATATACTTCTGCTTATACAGTTACAAATAATACTATAAAAGTAACTGGATCTTTAACTGTTAACAATTATGTAGTTGTTCAATTAAAAACACTAGATGGTGGTAACTATGGTAATCAAGATGCTTTTGGAACTACTGTTGAAAATAATTATGGTGGATATGAATATATAAAACTTAATGATATTGTTAATAATTTTTTAGTTGGTTATGTAGGTGATCAAAAACTAATATCAGATGCTAAAAGAAGTGATATTATATTTCACGCTAAAAGAGGTTTACAAGAATTTAGTTATGATACTTTAAAAAGTGTGAAGTCTCAAGAATTAACTATACCTCCAAGCTTAAGTGTTATTTTACCTCAAGATTATGTTAATTATGTAAGCATGTGTTATATAGATGAATTAGGTGTTAAAAGACCTATATATCCTGCTAATAATTTAACTACAAGTCCTTATGAAAATCCTATACAAGATAATCAAGGTGTACCAACGCAAGATAACTTTGGAGAAAACTTAGAAGGAACATCAATTACTGAAGATAATTGGAAAAAAGCTAATAATACAATAATTAGTCAAGAATTTTTTGCTAATTTTGATGATTATTTATATTGGGCTAATTATTGGGGATTAGATAATTTTGGTTTTTACGGTCAGCAATATGGTATAATACCTCAGTATGCTCAAAGAAACGGTTGGTTTAATCCTAATTATAGAGAAGGTAAAATGTCTTTTTCAAGTAATCTAGTTAATAAACTAATTGTATTAGAATATATATCTGATGGTTTAGCTTATGATTTAGACTGTAAAGTACCTAAAATGGCAGAAGACGCTCTATATGCTTATATATTACATGCTATAATTTCAACTAGAGCTAATCAACAAGAATACACTGTTCAAAGATTAAGAAGAGATAAAAGCGCTAAATTAAGAAACGCTAAAATAAGACTTTCTAACATTAAACTTGACGAAATAGTGCAAGTTATGCGAGGTAAGTCTAAATGGATAAAACACTAAAATTAAATGGCTAAACTTAGAAATACTTTTCTAAAGTCTAAAATGAATAAAGATTTAGACTCTAGACTTGTACCAACTGGTGAATATAGAGACGCCTTAAATATAACGGTAGGTAAATCAGAATCTGCAAGTGTAGGTACTGCACAAAACGTATTAGGTAATTCTGAAATAGGCACAGGTGGTTTTGTAGGTGGAGTTCTTAATGCTATAGGATATATAAAAGATGATTCAAGAAATATAGTTATATTATTTCAAACTACATATGAAGATCCTAGCGAAACACAAATAACACCAGCTCCATCAACAGCAACTTGCCGAATAGTTTTAGTTGACTTTAATGGCACAGCTCCGGTTCAAAGTACTTTAGTTGAAGGTAATTGGTTAAATTTAGCTTACAATAATCAATATAGTATAACAGGTGTAAATTTAGTAGAAGATTTATTATTTTGGACTGATAATAGAAATCAACCAAGAAAAATAAATATAGCAACAGCATTAGCAGATAGTACATATTACAAATATGAACATCAAATATCTGTAGCTAAATACGCTCCTATAGAACCTATACAATTATTTAAAAAAGTTGAAACTAGAGCTACAGCAGGTTCTACAGGAACACTTATAACTGTTGCTAGTACTACTGGTATTGAAGTAGGTATGTTTCTTGTTTCAAATTCTACACTTGGTAGTATAAGTGGAGGTGAGTATATTCAAGTTGTTGACGTTAATAGTGCTACTACATTAACAGTTGATAATGGTAATGCTTCTTTTTCTGGAGTAACAGTTGTAAATAATCAAGATTTAATATTTTTATCATCAACAATGACTGATCAGTCTTCTGATGCTACTTGGCCAGGAGATCCAGATTACTTAGAAGGTAGATATGTAAGATTTAGTTATAGATTAAGATACGATGATAACGAATATTCTACATTTGCACCATTTACACAAATATGTTTTATACCTAAACAAAAAGGTTATTTAATAAATGGTGATGAACAAAGTGCTTTTAGAAGTACAATACTTGATTTCTTTGAAAACAATGTAAATAATATTGAATTATTATTACCTTTACCAACGTTAGGCAGTAAATTAATATCTGATTATAGTATTTCTGAAGTAGATATACTTTATAAAGAAAGTGAAAGTTTAGTTGTAAGTGTATTAGAAACAATAGAAGTATCAGAACTACAAACATCTATACCTAATACTAATATATTTAATTACACTTATAGATCAGAAAAACCATATAAAACATTACCAGAAGCTCAAACAACTAGAGTATATGATAAAGTACCAGTAAGAGCAAGAGCTCAAGAGGTGTCTGGAAATAGAGTTATTTATGGTAATTATAGAGATGCTTGGACTACACCAGAGTCTATTAATTATAATATATCGGCTCAAGCTAAAACATCTCAATTTACAAATTTTATAGAATACCCAAATCATACGTTAAAGCAAAATAGAAACTATCAAGTTGGTTTTATATTAGCTGATAAATATAATAGACAAACTTCAGTTATTTTATCTTCAAATGATACTGGCTCAACATCAGGATCTACATTTTTTGGTGGTTCAACAATATATTCTGCTTATACAACAAGCACGCTAGTTGTTAAAACTTGGTTTGGTAATGCTCTTAGAGTTTTAGTTAATTCACCTATATCAGTTTTAAATGACACTATAGCTGGTACACCAGGTTTATATGCTAATGCAATTAGTACAGGTTTAGGTTTTGCTATTACAGATACTGTTGTAATAACACCTACTACTTATACTTTTAATTTAAATGGATCATTTCCAAGTCAAAATCAAGTACCAACTATAGGATCTTATTTAAGAGGTCAATTTACTGATTATGTAGAAGTTAAAAATATTACAGGTTCTGGCTCAGGACCTTATGTTGTAACTACAGATGAACAAGTTAACGACATATATAGATATGATCAAATTAACCCTCCAACAGTTGCAAATACAAAATTTGCATACACTATAAATTCAACAGGTTGGTATTCTTATAAAGTAGTTGTAAAACAACAAGAGCAACAATATTATAACTCATATTTACCAGGTATGCTAAACGCATATCCAGATGCACAAACGTCTGATAGTAATGTTAAATATATACAAGCTGCTTTTGGAACCGCAAATGCTAATACTACTGGTGCAAAAATAATTTCAGTTACAGAAACACCACCAATGACTGATTTAATAGCTGGTATGAGTGTAGTAAATAGAACTACAGCTTTTACTAATCCTTCAGCTGTTTTAGTTGATTCTATATCTGGTATAGGTACTGGAACTATATCTGTTACAGTAAATCAAAACGTTAATGTTACAAATGGTGATAGTTTAAGTTTTTTAGGTTCAGAAGAACTAATAGAACATGGGGTTAATACTACTAGTTTTCCAGTAGATGAACAAGATAAAACAGCACATATTGTTTTAATAAATGACAATATAAATAAAATACCTAGAGATTTAACAGAAGTTGGTCCTGATCAAAAACAATATAGAAGTAGCGTTGAACTTTTCGGTAGAGTAGAAAATTTTGGTGATACATTAACTCTAAACGCAGGTACTATGACGCCATTAGCTGTTAGTGTTGAAACAAATACATTTAATTATATTACAACTACAGCTGATGGTTTAGCTTTAACTAAATTTAAACCAGGAGATGCTGTAGAAGCTAAAGACGGTGGTCCTGCTTCAGGAGATGTTTATCCTGCTGAGTGGCTTAAAGATACTGTTATAGTTTCTAATACTGTTGTTGGAACTACAGGTACAATAGTTTTTTCACCAAAACAAATTATTTATGGTACTGGTTCTGGTAATCCTAATACTGTATTTTCTTTTTTACGAGAAGAAAATAAACAATATTTTCCAGAAAGAAAAGCAGATACTGTAAACACTATATCTACAGCTAGAGATTTAGATTTTTTACCAAATGGTATAGACAATGTAAGAGGTACTGCAGCTTTAAACTTTTATCAATTAGATACAAATCCTTTAATAGCTAGAATATCAACAGTTAAAGGTATTGGTGCAACAGCACAAAACATGCTACCATTTTTATCTGTATATGAAACTAAACCTACAGAATCACAACTTGATATTTTTTGGGAAACAGCAAGCACAGGTTATATATCAGATTTAAATGCTGATGTTTTAACAGGTTTTGATGGACCAGTTGGTTTTACACCTACAAATTACACACATGTTGAAAATCAAGATGGAACTGGAAGTAATACTACAGAAGGTAATCCACTGAGTAAATTTATAACAACACAGTTTTTTGCTATTGATTTATCAGGAAGTAATATGACTGGTGCCACAATGGTTCTTTCAAATGTAGAAGATTTAACTGGCACTGATAGAACATCAGATTTTGCTTTAATTTCTGGAGGTAGTCCTGGTGGTTATAGATTAACAATAAACCCAACAAGTAGTTTTGTATTTAATAGAGATGCTAATACAAAAGAAAATTATGTTTTTACTATAGATATTACATATACAGTAGCAAGTGTTACATATACTGACTCTTTAACAACTACAGGTAGATTACAAAACGCGTCTCCAGTTATAATAAATGGTTGTAGTCATTATGATACTACTATAGATCAAACAGCTACAACTGTAGTTACTATAGACGCTAAAAATGGAGCACATAATCCTACAAATTCAGATACAGATTTATTTTATGAAATAGTTTCTGGTAATTCAGGTGGTTATTTTACAATAAATCCTGTTAATGGTACAATATCCGTAGACCCTACACCTGGAACTATACCAATAGGATTTTATTCTTTAAATATAAAAGTAACAGATGCTTATAATGGAGATCCTCTTATTAACGTAGGTCAACCACAGTTTTCTAAAAAAGAAGTTCAATGTTCTACGGCTAATGTTGGTATAACTGTTGGTCAAGAGCAAGTACCAGTTGGCTATAGAACAGATACAACAAATGTAATAACAGGTATTGCAAACTTTTTTGGAGATAATACTAGTCCACTCCCAAACAGATTCAATAGAACAGAAGATCCTACTAATACTACAGCTTTATCTATAACAGCTCCTGCTGGTAATGAATTTGTAGTGCAAACAGGTGGAGCAGGTAGTACTGCTGAAACAACTGTTTCTACAAAAGTAACAAGACCAACTTTTAAAGGCAGTCAAACAACTGCAGATAATGTTAAGTTTGCTTGTCTTTATTTAGGTCCAGAATCTATAAATATTGACACTGATTTTAACGACTTAACAAGCACAACTTATGGCTCAAATCTTGGAACAGCCGCTTTGCCAGTATTAAATGAAATTGTTGATGGTTTTACTTTAAGTGCTGTAAATACAGCAGGACCTTACATGGGTGGAGCTAGTATACCGCAGGTAAATGGAGCTATATCACCTATTGGTTTGCTTTCTGGTCAATTAGAAATATCTAATAAAGTAAAAGCTGAAGGATCTTGGCTTGGTGCCACTCCTAATAATTGGGATAGAGGAAGTGTTCCATTTACTGGAAATGGTCAAATTAATTTATATTATAAAATATTTTATAGACCTGCAACAATTAACGCAGATGGAACAGTTGATTATGAAGCAAACACACCTGCCACTTGGAATCAAGTAGGTGATATGAATGGTTCAGTGTCTTCAACAGGCTGGACAAACGCAGCTGGTGGTGATAATACTAACAATGCAAATAATCCTTTAAGAACTAAAGTTTACATAGCACCAAGAGCAAATAATCTTAATGATGTTACTTGTTTTGGTGGTGGAACTTGTTTAGCTCGAACCGCTAGTAGACAAGATACATTTATATTAGATGGTACTAAAAATCCAGGTGAATATTGCATAGTATATAAACTTGAAGTAAGTGGAGCAACGGTAGCTACAGGAACTCCATCAACTGGTTTTTCAGATCAACCTTATTATCCAACAAGTAGTACTTTATTAGGAGATGGAACAATAGAAATATCAACTAAAGACTATAATTTTACATCTGGTGGCGCTCTTAGATTTGCACCTGGAGCTGGTACAGTTGCTCAATATGTAGTAAATCCAAGTATAGCTTCGCCTCCAGGTCCTTATAGTGTTGGTTATGTAACACAATCACAAGATCCAGCAAACGCTCCTGTTGCTGATAATACTTATAATACAAATGGTACTTTTAATTCAGGTGTATTTGATATAGTTTTAGACGCAGCACAAGTAACAGCAAATCCAGTATCCCCATATTTAGACATAACTGGAACTGGTATTCCTGGTAGTACTTATATAGCAGCTATTAACGTAGGAGGTGATCCAAACAAGATAAAGCTTAGTGCTGCTTTAACTGGAACTATTACACCTTCAGATAATCTAACAATAGGTAGACCTGGTTTAACTGCTCCTTTTGACGGTGCTACTACTGGAATAAAAGTTTATAGCACACAAGGATCATCTAACGGTATTAATCAATTATTTACAGATGTTGATTGTACTAATAAATATCAAATATCTGGAACTGATGGTTCATCTGATTTATTTAAATTATATAATCAATTTGATAATGCTGCAAATCCTGCTTTTATAGATTATCAACCTACAATAGCTCCTGGATATCAAACCAATAATTCAAATGGTATGCCACCGCTTACAGATAAACCTTTAGCTAGTGCTAAAATAGATGGAGATGGATATATAACTAGTTCAGGTACAACATCAGGTGATAGAGGTAATAGTCCAATGTCTCAATCAACAACACCTTAAATTAAATAAAAAACAAGTAATAATATAGTATGGCAGCAACACTCGAGCTTAAATATTTTAACTCTTTTTGGATAAAGAAGCTAGATACAATTGTTGATGTTGAAGATGGGTTTGGAGCTTATGTTAGTGGTACAACAAGTATAACTTTAACTGGTGTAAATGGACAACCCGCTGTAGGTCAAGTCTTACAAAATACAGCTTCTGGATCTGCTTTTACAAACGATGTATATATAACAGGTGTTTCTGGTGCTGTTATTACAGTAAACGTAGCACCAACTCCACTACCATCAGCTGGTGATAGTCTTACTTTTGGACCTATAGAAGATTTTACTTTTATACCAGGAGCGTACAATACTACACAAGCTAGTGATTGGTATGTAGAAGAGTCTAGAATACGTGGTGGTTATAATAATACAGATGTTGATTTAGGTGTTAAAGCTTATATAGTAGAAGATGATAATAAGCAAAATCATAGATTTAATTCAATGATATATTCTGGAATATTTAATTCTAGAACTGGT